TATATGTTGTAGGTATATTCCAGAGTAATATACTATCTTTATACATAAATGGACTTATTGCTGATGCATTACAAATAGATACATATAAATTTTCTAATGAAGCAATTACTTTTCAATCTGGCCCATCTACTGGTAGATTTGTAGTAGATTGTGTAGCATTCTATAGATATGCTTTGTCTGGTATTCAAATATTAAATCATTACAATGAGGGAACGCAAGAAGTAAATATTTCTCAAATTGTATCAGCAGACAATGGTTATTTATTTAGTATGAATACAGAATCAATGAGACCTAAATTTATTTATTCATATCCTGCTTCAAAGCCATGGTCTGAAGTAGCAACGGGCGGGATCTCAATATCTGATGATAACTCTTATATCTATATACCAGAAACAACTACTGCAGCAACTGCATCATTTACATTTACCGATTATTTTATTGTACCAAACTATCTAGGAATTGATACATCTCAGATCCATTGGAGCAATGATGTAAATGGAATCCTTGTAGAGGCCAGTATCGATAATGTAACTTGGCGGACATGTAAAAATAGAAGCCCTCTTCCATATATCAATAAGAACGATAATCAATTTTCAGAGATAGTTTATTTAAGGATAACTTTATCCTCTGCAGATACAAGTAAATATCTTCCCATTCTTAGATCATTAGAAATAGCTTTCTATACAGGAAAGAATTTCTATAGCGATAACTCAGGATACTATGTATCTTCTGCTTATGACTACTCCCTTCCAAAAAATAATAGCAAAACGTTGTCCTATAATAAGAATAATGGATTGACTATGTATAACGGGCATGGGTTCTCATTGAATTCTATCCCCGCCGTTTCTTGTATAGAACTTATATACACCCCACAGTATAATCAGAATGTCCTGTTTTCAGGGGCTGCTAAAAAATACGAGTGGGATAATGCGGGGGCAGTAACAAAGACAGGGATATCCTCAATTTATGTAAACGGCATAGATAGGACGGCGGAAACAAATGTCTGGAATTTCCTAGTAGTAGATACACCACATCATATTGTAATTAATCTAACATCATCTGATACAAGCATCAAATTTAATCAGAATCAGAATGACACCAAATCGGGTATAGGGCATATGTATAACAATGTAGCCGTATATGAGACCACCCTGTCTGTAAATCGGATATTAAACCACTATTTACTATATACTGGCAATACAGTAAATCAGATAAATGACACATCACTTTCTATAGTAGAGTCATCTTTAGGTGACGATTCCACCCCGTTCTTTATAACTGTGGTAGAGCCAGAGTCAGTTAGCTTATAATTTTGTCCAAGAGATGGACAAACTCTAGACTTTAGCACGAAATAATGGTATGATTTATGTCTATGGATATAAGTAAAGCTAAATATAATATTAATGAAGAAGAATCGATCTTGGGCATATATGTCTGGGAGATGCCTGATGGCAGATGGATTGGAGACGACGATGGGAACTTTCTTTCAGTCACGTCCAAAAAAGGAAATAGATCCAACCTCGATGCTTTGGCTAGAGAAGTTCGCTCGTTTGGCATATACGAAGGCGGGCCTAAATTTCTTTCCGCTAGAAGGAAAATTAATGATGAAGAGTTTGAGCATCAAAAGCAAAGACTCAACTGGGGACTAGTTCCAGATCCATATGATATTGGAAACTATAAAGACGAAATGAAAAAACAAGGTGGTTTAAGATGAGCGTAGAATTTCTTGGTGAAGATAACTCAGAAAACATTATCGATATATCAAATACAGCAGATTGGTTTTCTTTTAAAAAAGACGAAAAAAGTAATGATCCATTTGCGGTAGGCTTAGAAGACCTAAAAAAATTCAGAGGTCTAGGGTCCTCATTTAAACGTAGAATTAATAGAGAGTTCTCAAAGTCATTTACTGGCATTGATGAAACAGGAACACAACAGAATTTACTTGCACAGGCTATAACAGGCTATGCAATGTTTGATCTTATTGAACCTCCATATAATCAAGAATACCTTTCAAAGATTTATGAGATTTCAACATATAATTATGCAGCAATTAATGCAAAAGTTTCTAATATTGTTGGCCTAGGGTATGACTTTGTCGAGACAAAAAAGACAAACGATGCATTTGATTCAATTACAGACTCCAAGCAATTAGAGAGAGCACGTAGAAAACTAAATAAGCTGCGTCAGGATGTGCATGCTTGGCTGGATACAACTAATGACGAAGATACATTTACTCAAACTTTGATTAAGGTATATACAGATTTAGAAGCAACAGGAAATGGCTATATTGAAGTAGGCAGAACAACAGGTGGAGATATTGGTTACATTGGACATGTCCCAGCAAAAACAATGCGTGTTCGTAGATTAAGAGATGGCTTTGTTCAACTACTATACGGCAAGGCAGTATACTTTAGTAACTTCGGAGATAATGAAGTAGAGAACCCAATTGCTGGTCAAGAAGATCGTCCAAATGAAATTATTCATTTAAAGAAATATACACCAATGAACAACTACTACGGTATTCCAGATATCATTGCAGCACAGGTAGCCCTTGCTGGAAATGAACTATCTGGCCGTTATAACCTAGACTACTTTGAAAACAAAGCGGTCCCAAGATATATTATTACAGTAAAGGGAGCAAAGCTTTCTCCAGAATCAGAACGTAAATTGCTTGAATTTTTTCAAGTCGGATTAAAGGGAAAGAACCATAGATCCCTATATGTCCCACTTCCAGCAGATAGTCCAGACTCAAAAGTTGAATTTAAAATGGAGCCTATTGAGGCAGGAAATCAAGAGGGGTCATTTGAGAAATATCGTAAATCAAATAGAGACGAAATCCTCCTAGCCCACCGTGTTCCAATTAATAAAATAGGAACTCCAGAGGGAGTTAATTTAGCAGTAGCCCGAGATGCTGATAAAACATTTAAAGAGCAGGTTTGCCGACCAGCTCAAATGATATTAGAGAAAAAAATTAATGCAATATTTGATGAAAAAACAGATGCCCTGACTTTAAAGTTTAATGAATTAACCTTAACTGATGAAGACACACAATCTCAAATAGATGAAAGATATTTAAGAATGCAGGTAATTACCCCTAACGAAGTTAGAATTAGAAAGGGTATGATTCCTGTCGATGGCGGAGATGAAATGGTTGAATTAAAGCCACAGCAAGCTGCCGATCAAAAAGCGACTGCTGGAAAAACTAGGGCTAGAGATGCCGCTAGATCTGCAGGGGCCTCCGATAAAGTTGGAGAAGGCCGAAATGCTAAAGGCGACGGAAGACAGGTCGACTAAGTCCACTCAACTGTTATTTGCTTTATAGTCTATAACACTATAAAATTAAGCATATGAACATTGAAAAGTCTTTATGGACAAGTAACGGCAACGTTATTAATCTGTCGGTACCTTTTACTAAAGTTAACCGTGAAAAGAGAACTGTATCTGGATTTGCTACTCTAGACAATATCGACCAAACAGGAGATGTTGTAACATCAGAGTCAAGTCTAAAAGCATTTGAGAGTTTCCGTGGAAACATTCGTGAAATGCACGGATCAAACGCAGTAGGCAAGATGGTCTCATTCAGACCAGAAACTTTTTATGACCCAAAGGCAAAAGAGTTTTACAATGGAGTTTATGTTGACGCATACATTTCAAAGGGTGCCCAAGATACTTGGGAAAAAGTTCTAGACGGAACTCTATCTGGATTTTCAATCGGCGGAAAGATTCTTGAATCAGATAATGAAGTAAACAAGGCAAACGGTAAGACCGTAAGATTTATTAAGAACTATGAACTAATTGAACTTTCTATTGTTGATTCACCAGCAAATGAACTTTGTAACATTCTTTCTATTCAGAAAGTAAATGGACAATACATTGCAAAGGGAATTGCAGTAGGTGTAGTAACTGAAAATATTTTTTACTGTGAAGACAGTGATTCTGTTTTTATCTCAACAGATAAAACATATGACTCTCCAGTATCTGGAAAGCCAGCGGAATTAATAGGATGGGTCGAAAGCTCAGACGTTAATAAAGCAAAAGAGATAGATAAGATTCTTGATGCACATAAGCAATCAAGATTTACGTTGCCTGAAACACAAACAATTGCAAAACAGGCAAACGCAGAAGGAGGTAATGAAATGTCAGATAATACAGAAAACGTAGTTGTCGAAGATGTTGCAGCAGAGGCACCAGCCGAAGCAGTAGCAGCAGAAGCAGCCGTTGAAGATACAGCAGTTGTTGCAGAAGATGCAACTCCAGCTGAAGCTCCTGCAGAAGCAGCAGCAGAAGACGTTCCTGCCGAGACTCTGGAAAAAGCAGCCGAAGT